TCCATGAATTTCTTTTCCTCCTTATTTGGTTTGGTTGTTGATTTTCTATATTCATCAAGCATAAGAGAAAACTCTTTCTTGAAAGAATCAAGTTCATAATGTCTACCAATGCAAGCAGATTCAAAGCATGGTATTACGTCTGTACCATCTGGATTAGAACCCAAAATACAAGCCGCACTAAATGTCATTTCTTTAATGTTGTAATACCCATCAGAATCATAATCTCCTGATGATATTTCTATCTCCATACTTTGTCCGTAATTTTTATCAAGTAATGCAGACGCTTCTTCATATCGCTTTTCCCACACGATACAATTTTTAAGCTCTAAATATTCATGTTGCTGAATTCCATTCTTCTCAGTAATAGTTACCCACTTTGCATTATCAACAGCTTCTTTTGTAATAAATCCGTAAGGCTTAGTTGTGTCTTCAAATTTAATCCCCTTATCGGATATAATTATTTTTCCACCATGACTTCCAAAATCCTGTGATCCGTCATCAAGATATATGTATTCACCAACAATTGGAATGCCATATAGAGATGGAAGAGCAGCTTCGATAACTTCTTTGGTCATTGCCGTCATGTTCCGATTTTTTCCGTGATAACACAAAAGAATATCCACTAATGCAAATTGCTTATTAAGTTGTTTCATGCTTGATGGAACTATTTGAATTTGTGTTTCATATCTAATTACTCTATTACCCAACTTTTCCTCCTTTTTCATTTTTGAATATAATAAAAAGAGAGTGCTATGAAACACTCTCAACAATTAGGCAGTCTTATTTATTGTTTTTGGTAAATTGTATTTGTCAAACTTATCACCTAAGAATCTCCATATATAACCACCAGCAGATTTATATCTTCCATTGCAACAATTAGATATATTACGAATTCCAGTTTTTACAGTTGCGTCTTTAATGCCATAATACTTATTTATAAAATTACCTTCAAAATCATATTGTATTATTACTTTTGCCGGAATTTCTACAGATTTTACATCAAAGTCATCACCTTTAAAACGCCAAATATATCCACCAACCATATGTAATTTTTCACGATTACAGCAATGTGTAATATCTGCTTGGCTTATATTATAGCAACATGCGGCATCAGTAATAGACTCAAATTCATTGACAAGATTTCTCTCTAAATCATAATTACAAACTTGTTTGCAAACATATGTATTAGGTAGTAATACACCACCATCTGTCATATTATATCCACAAGGTTTTCTGGTTTTAAGGCTTTCAATATAAAATATTTCTCTTTGATTAAGTTTTTGGTTTAACAAATTTTTATTAATTTCAGTAACTTTTTCAACTTCTATAATAATGAAGTTATCTTTTCCATATTTTTTCATTGCGGTATATAAGTATTGATTGTTTCTATTGTACCTACTTTTCCTTATATGTTCATTATATCTTTCGTTAATAGACCTATTTGTTTGACCTATATACTTTTTACCATTTACTTTATTTGTAATACAATAAATAAATCCTTCATACATTTTAGTTTTTTTGTTATAACTCATAATTTGTCTCCTTAATACATAAGATCAGAATTTATCCAATCGTATTTAATTAAGGCAGAGATAGGAGAGTGATAACCATCCTGTTTTGTCTCTTTACTGGTTTATCCAACCAGCCAATTACTTATTAATTCTCTAAAAGCACATATTTTTTGACACTAAAAAATCACTCTGTTCATAATTTGAAGAGAGTGATTTCATAAATTCATCAGTTCCAAAAAACTGATATGCTTTTTTATTATCAATTTCTTTTTCATTATATATAAATCCAAGACTATGTAGATAATCTGCTTTAGCCTTGTCAAATACATAAACAATATTCATATATACACCAGCTTTCTATATGCGATTATCAGGATCATTTGTATCGTTCTCACGAGTTACTTCACCTGCAGCACTCAAATCTCTATCGTCCATAGTGGGTCTGCCTCCATCATCAGATTTATCTCCAGAAGCAGAAGTTGTATATGATGATTTCAGTGGATTCCACAAATCAAAAATATCTTTGAACATCTTACCTTCATGTACTGTGTTTCCAATCATAGCAGAAGGAGATATACCACTAGCTGCGCATAATCGCTCTTTATTTGGTGCGCTTGCCTGTGCTAATTTTAATTCCCGATTGATTACATCTGCTTCGTTGAAAATAGTTATATCTAATATTTTATAAACAAACTGATATGAAGGATAAATGTATTTGCGCAGTTTCATTTGCAAACTCATCCAATTTTCTAACATACGATAAATTCTAAAAATATCAGCACTATCATTTGTGATTGACAATTTTAATTCTGATCCACTTGAAGCACCCGACATAAGGGCTTCACTAACACCTTGATTTGCATACATTTGAGTAGTAGCATCTGCAACTTTATCTCTATCATCAGAATTACTTGATGAAAATTCTACTGACTTAACTTCTCCAGGATAGGGTAGTACTCCGATATTTTCCTGTACGACATTAAGAGCGGTTTCCACATAGGGAGTAAGCATACCATCATCCATAGTTACTTCACCGTCTTTCATCGGAACAGGAAGTACCAACAATTTATACGCATCATTCACAGCTTTGCTTTTTGCCAAATCCTTATATTCATCAATCAAAAGAATATCCGCAATCATTGGAAAAAACGGTGGAAACAGATGAAGAAAATTGCTGTTATATTTTATACAAAATCCATTTTCATAGGGAATATCTACGAGATTATTTAAAGATATGTTTTTTGATTGCTTCAATAGATTTTGTAATTCAGATGGAAGAGTGTCATAATATGCATTGGATAAAAGACTTCTATTTATGGCAAATTCATATACATTTCCATTTACGATTTTTCTAATTTCACAATATCTAGGGTCAAGGAAAAAATAAGATATATCTAAGTCAGTTTCTATAACAAATGCAAAACAAGCATCATTTAGATACATTCTTTTTGTGATGTCGTGAATATTATTTCCTAAATTAAATTTACTTGCTTGAGAAGCAAACTTTATAAAGGTTTTTTTATATGTATTTTCATTTACCTTAAGAAAAGACATATCTGTAATTTCTTTATCTATATAGTAATTCAACTTAGGCATGTTAGAGAAATAATCTATGAGTCTTCTCATATATCCTGATTTCTGATACATATAATCCATTAACTTTAATATCTGTGTTCCATATCGTTCTGGATATTGGCACATATTTAAAATTTGCTGTCTTGAAAATCCGCAGATACGTTGTGGACGAATAGATTTATTTAAAGCAAGTTCTGATAATACCAATCGTTTAATGACTGCAAAATCCATAGATTTTGTTTTGCTAGATGTAAAATTATCAAATGCTTGCTTATCTGAATTGTATATTTTAGATGCTTGCTCATCAGTTATAGTAGATGATTCAGATTTATTTTTTTCTGTACTTATTTATCTCACCTTCTTCCGTTTTGTGACTTGTGAAAATTTAGTATGATCTTACTATAGATGGTCTACGTGCCATTGATAGGATAGTAGAATGGACATTTTTGCTGCTCTTTGGTTTTTGCATAATCTCTATTTGACGTGCGACCCAATAATTATAGCCAAGACTACTATATCTATCCTTGCGTTCTCCAGATTGTTCTTCAATCCTTACATTGTTGCCATTTATCTTACTGTTTAACTTTATTAATTCGTAAATAAGAAGTGTGGTTTGAATATATGGCATCTTTTTATCAGTCTGCTCATAGATAGATAACCTAGAGAATCCTTTTATTTTATCTCTTAATATTTCTTCAGCTTCAAATTCAGACACTAACAAATTGATTTTTCCATTTTTAAAGCCAGCTCTTAACATAGTGCACATTTCATTATTGAAAGACTGATTAGCCTTAATAGACCATACAACTTTTGGAGCATTTTTAACCTTACAGCGTTCTTCCATATCTTTATTATTACAGCAGGAGAGAGCATTAAATGTTTCTCCCGTATCTGGATCCAACTGATCCTTAATAATGAAGTCATATACGCCAAGTCCTATGCCATTTGTATCAATTGCAATATCTGTACATTTCATAGAGTAATATAATCGCATGACTATCAATCCAAGTTCATCAGTAGTCAGCCCCTCATGGTTTTCTGCATATACTATATTAGAAATGTAATTATTATTCCCTGTAGGGATGCAACTATTAATCATAATGGAACTTGCGTCATTGTTCTTTTTCTTTTTAGAAGCCATTAATGCAATATCGACAGATAAAATACGCCTTTCATTTATTGCTAAATCAGGAACTTTATATTTTGAAGACGGAGGATACATTGCTGTTTTAAGTTTTCTGCGTTTCGAAACATCATC